CGGCTCTGCCGGTCACCTCGGCAACTCCCAGGTGCTGTACACGGGGACGCCGCCCGGCCCGAATGCCAACGGGCAGGTTTTCGAGCGCATCCGCGATCAGGCGCTGTCTGAGCATCCCGGCGCGATGTGCTGGCACGAGTGGTCGGCCGATCCGGATAAGCCGCTGCGTATGGACGACGTCAAGACGTGGGAGGCAACGAATCCAGCGTTGCTGGCTGGCAGGATGAAGCGTGCATTTATCGAGCTTGAGCGTAAGACGCTCTCGGATGAGGGCTTCGCGCGCGAGCGCCTCGGGATGTGGCCGGCGAACGCTGGCGCGTCGCGGGCCATCGACCCGACCACCTGGGACGCCACCACCGCCGAAGCGCCGTCAGACGGCATCAGATCGTTCGCCGTTGCGTTCAGTGCGGACGGCAAGCGACAGGCGCTCGCGGGCGCTCTGAAAACCGGCACAGGCACCGACGTACGCTTCCATGTCAACGGAATCGACACTTTCACTGGATCGACGGAC